AGTAATACAGATAATGCAAAAGTTACACATAAGATACTATGCAGATATAGACAAGACATTAACGCATCTATGAGATTATCTTTTGATGATAGAGGTGTTATTCGATTGTTTAGGATCAAAAATGTTTTAAATTTAAAAGAAAAAAAAATGCAGATGGAAATTAGAGCAACTGAGGAGATTAACTAATGGGTATAAGTAGTAATATAGATACTAGAGCATTGTTAAAATCTTTAGATAATTTTCCTATTAATGTTCAAAAAAATATTATGAGTGGTGCAGTTCGTGCTGGAGCTAAACCATTAGTAGATGAAGCAAGACAAAATGTACCAGTTAGAAGTAAAAACCTAAAAAAATCAATTGGAATTGTTAAACGACGTCCAAGAGATAGAAACATTATACAATTTTCAGTTACACCACGTAAAGGGGGTAGGAATGATGGTTGGTATGCTCATTTGGTTGAGTTCGGACACAACATAGTAGTAGATGGTAAAGTTGTAGGACAAGTTACTCCTAATCCATTTATGCGTAAAGCTTATGAAAGTCAAAGTGACGAATCTATAAAAGCAACACAAGAGTATTTATCAAAAAGAATTGATAAAGAGATAATTAAAAGCAGGGTTAAATAATGGCTATAGAATCTGAATTAAGAACTCAAATACTAAGCAGTTCAGAAGTTACAGATATTATAGGTACAGAGTTATACCCATCTGTTAAACCTCAAAATGTAAAGCCACCTTACGCAATATATCACATCATTAGCGATAATGATACGCAATGTATGAGCGGTGCAATAACAATGAGTAAAGTTAGAGTGCAAATAGATTGTTATTCTTACAAATACAGCTAGGTTATACAATTAAGACTAGTGGTTAAAGATTCGGTTATCGGATTCAAGGCATCAAATAGCTTTAATAGTTATGATGGCTATGACGATGAAACTGAGTTTTATAAAAAAATACTAGATTTTAAACTAAGAAATTAAGGAATAAATTATGGCACTACCAGTAACAGACGTACAAGGAACTAAACTATATTTAGCACCACAAGGAACAGCAGTAGCAGATGCAACTGAAATAGCAACTGCAATAAGCACAGCAAAACAAATAGGATGTTTACAATCTATCGGAGATGTAACAATGACAAGAGCGACAACTGAATACACTTGTATCAGTTCAGATAATTCTACAAAGTCGCAAGGTTCAGTTTCTTTAGGAAATCAAGAACTGCAAACATTATTTAATGCAGCAGATACAGCAGGACAACAAGACCTTATCGCTATGTGGGATGGGCAAGAGAGAAGAATTCTTATCATTGAATTAAACGATCAAATCACTCCTACAACAGGAAACCCTACATATATAACATATGAGGTATTTATATCAAGTGTATCGGTACCAATGCAAAAAGATAATGCAGTTATGTATAACGCGACTTTAGAAATATCAAGCTTACCTGATTTTACTATTGCTACTTAATATATAGATAGGTGCGTTTGTAGTTATCGCACCTCTTTTATGTTCTACGTGGAACAATTGAAAAAAAACTACAAAAATAAAAAAACTACAAGGAAAATAAAATGGAAAATTTATCACAACTACTAAGTGTGAAATCAGAGACTTTTAATTTAAAAAATTTAGATTTAAAAGTAAAACAAAAACAATTGACAATTTCAGAGTATAGAGAATATCTGAAAATAAATGAGCAAAAAGACTTTAAGGAAACTATGTTTTATGCACTAGAAAAAAGTATGGTTGATCCTAAAATGGTAACAAGAGAAGAGTTTTTTAGTGATGATTTAGTTCCTCTTTCAGAATTAGTATTTCAAGAAATATTCTTAAACATTCCAAAAATAGGGAAGTCTAAAAAAGAAGTTATAGAATACGAAAAGATGATGTCAGATTTAGCAGTTAATATAGATAATAAAACAGAAGAAGAAATAGAGGAAGAAGTAGAAAAAAAGTAAATAGGGAAAATGACTTCCTATTTAAACTAAGTACAGAGTTAAAACAAGGTGTTTATTATATTGAAAATACAATGTCATATGATGAACTATATAAGTGGATGGAATACTATAATAAAGAGCCATTTAGTGCGGATAGACAAGAGCTACAAATGGCTAATTTATCAAGTATTGTTGTGAATTTAGTAGGTAAGTCAAAGCTTGGAACTAAAGATTTTATGATATGCAAAAAAGAAGAAAAAAAGCAAACAGTTAAAGAATTCGAAGATGATTTAAAAAATAGATTCGCAATGTTTGCAAAAAGGAAATAATTATGCCACAATCGATAGGTACTATACTAATAGATGTTCAAGCAAATACGCAAAAATTAGTTAAAGGAATGAATAGTGCCGAAAGGCTAGTAGGCAAGTCGGTAAATAATTTAAAGAATACTATTATAGGATTGACCTCGGCATACATAGCACTAGAGGGTGTAGGGTTAGCAAAAACATTTATTCGTCAAGCCGATGCAATGACTAATGTAAATAGTAAGTTAAAACTTGTTACTAATTCTACCGGTGAGCTATTAGATGTTCAAAATAAACTTTTTAACATATCGCAAAAAACAAGAAGTAGCTTTACTGATAATGTTGATTTGTACCAAAAAATATCATTTTCAACAAAAGAATTAAATTTAACTCAAAAAGAACAACTTTTATTAACTGAACAAATAAACAAAGAATTATTAATAAGTGGTACTACAGCAAGTGGTGCTGCAACTTTAATAACACAATTAGGTCAAGCATTTTCTAGTAATTTTCAAGCAGTATCGCAAGAGATAAATACTTTAAAAGACCAGGCACCATCACTTTACCAAACAATACTAGCAGGAACGGGAAAAACAACAGCAGAATTTAAAAAGATGGCAGAACAAGGAGAATTATCATCTGATATTATTATAAATGCAATAACAAAACAAGCATCAATAACAGATGAAAGTTTTTCAAAAATAGCAACAACTGCGAACAAAGCTTATGGAAATATTGAAAACACAGTAATTAAATTAATAGGAAAATTTGATGAAGTATCAGGATTAAGCAAATCATTATCAAATAATATTTTAGATATTTCAAAATCATTAGATAGTATAAACGATGAAGATATTGATTCATTTATGGATTTATCTAAAAATTTAGCACTTGCAGCAACTTCAATGGTAGCTGTTAATGTAGCTATGAAAACTGGAAAAGCAATAGCAACATCACACGCAACAGCTATGGCACTACTAGGTGGCTCATATAATTCGTTAAACGCAAAGATTTTATTGGCTACTGCATCACAAAAAGCATTTAATTTAGCATTTAAAGCATCTATATTTGGACTTGCATCATCAGGAATATTTCTAATAGCAGATGCATTATTACAAGCATCAGAGAATAGTGCAACACTAGAAAAAACATTAAATAGTTCAAACGAAGCGTTAAAAAAACTTACTAAAAATCAATTAGAATATAGAAAATCACTACTCCAAACAGAACTACAAGAACAAAGATTAGTATTAGCAAATGCAAAAGCAGATGCAGCAAAACAGTCTTTTTTTGAAAGTGATGAAGAGTTTAAAAGAGATTTAGCATATCGCGATGAACAAATAGCAAAATTTGAAGAGATTAGAAAAAAACTCGTAGAAGTTAAAAAAATTCAAAAAGAAGTAGATGAACCACTCACAAGAGAAATAGGCGGAATATCTGTATCAGCTAAAGCACCAGTAGAATTTGATGAAGCTATGTTTGATGAAGCATTTGAGGGATTAACAGAATCAATAAGGACTTCTGATGAAGCTTGGAAAGAATACTATCTACAAATTGGGAAATATGAGAAAGCTTGGGAAATAGAAAGTTTAGAAAATAAAAAAAAGTGGATTGATTTAACGGAAGAACAATTTAAAGAAGCTAATGACATTGCAAAAAAAGAATTTTTCGATAATTTAAATGACAAAGAAATTAGTATTTCATTTGTTCCAGTTTTTGAGCAACAGAAGTTAGTAGCAGAAGAATGGGGAAATGCTCTAGACAAATATCCAAACGATATGGAAGAAGTGAATAATCATTACCTAAAAGAATTTGAAAGCATTGGCAAGGAAAACAATCAAGCTATGTCAAATTCTTTAAGTGATGGGATAGTTAGAGGAATAGTAGATGGAGATATGAAAGGAATACTATCTGCATTTACAAGTAAATTCGAAAACGTATTAGCAGACAACATATCCGATATGATTAGTGGATTAACTTCATCTACTGGAACAACATCAACTTCAAGTTCTTTAAGTGGCGG